CTGGTGGTGGAACAACACGCACCAGGCGACATATGATGATGGCGACGGCAATGGCTGGGCGCCGCATGGGCCACCAACCCAGTGGATCGCGCAGTCCAAGTCGCTGGCGTTCATAGAGTATGGACTCCCCGCCTGCGACAAGGGGTCCAACCAGCCGAACATCTTTTTTGACGCAAAGTCTGTTGAAAGCGGGACACCCTACTGGTCGATCTGGCAGCCAGTCCCCGGTGGGGGCGCCATTCCGCAGCGAGACGACACGCTGGCCACCCTGACACTTGAAGCGATCTATCAATACTGGAATCTAGACGAACGAAACGCCGCAACATCGAGCGGCCTTCCAATGGTTCAGTTCGCGTTCTCATGTGTCTGGAACTGGGACGCGCGTCCATTCCCAGTTTTTCCGATTCTTGCAGCGCAATGGGGCGACGCGGGCAACTGGCAGACTGGCAGCTGGATAAACGGCCGCGGGCCGTCGCTACCACCGCTTGCAACTTCGCCGGCTCCTACGCCGTCCGCCTATCCGACATTTCCGACACTAACCACTCTTGGTTGGTCGACACGTGTCAAGCCGCGCTTCTCTAGCGATGTCGCCGAACATGTTTCCGGCCGGTCCACGCGGCACTCGCGTTACGCGGCCGCCCGTTATGACATCCAGCTCACCTATGAATTGCTGCGCTCGGACGCCGTAGATCTTGAAATGCAGACGATCGCCGGGTTCTTCGCGCAAATGAGTGGTGCAACGACGCCATTTTGGCTAACGCCCCCCGGCCTCTCTGCGGCGACGGCGCAGCCGCTTGGCGTCGCTGATGGCCTGCAGACAAGCTTCGCTTTGCTGCGCTCCTACGGTGGTTATACCGAACAAGTTGCGGGGGCCTCCGCCATTCGCGCCGTTTATCTCAACGGGGTCGCACAATCGAGCAATGGATGGACAGTAACGGCGGGATTTGCGCCGGAGATTGTTTTTGCAAGCGCACCCGAAGCCGGCGTCGTTGTCTCGGCCGACTTTGACGTCCTCTGGCTTTGCCGATTTGCCGCGGACACCCTCGACTTCGAGGAGTTCATGGCAATGCTTTTCGAGTTGCGCAGCGTGAACTTTTCAACGGTGAGACCATGACGCCGCCTGCCTTCCCGACGCTCCCGGGTCAAAGCTGGAGCGTTCACAAGAAGCCAACCTTCTCTACGCTCGTCGCTTCGCATGTCTCGGGGCGCGAGGTGCGCGACGCTCTGTACCAAGACCCGATTTGGCAGTTCGAGGCGACTTTCGACGGGCTCTCCTCCAGCTCGACCGCATTCCCCGGCCTCGGCGCTGAGTCACTGCAGTATTTGATGGGCCTTTACTTGCAACTGCAAGGACAGTTCGGAACTTTTCTCTACACCGACCCAACTGACAATACAGTAACGAACCAGACGATCGCTACAGGCGATGGCTCGACAACAGATTTCGTATGCACACGGACGCTCGGTGGCTTCCTTGAACCCGTCGGTTGGGTGACAAGTGTTGCCGGCGTTTACCTCAACGGACTCGCGATTCCCAGCGTGGGCCTTTCTGACCCCGCCAGCCCAGCGCTCTCGCTCATCTCCGGCGGATTATTGGGCGCCTCAACATATTTTGTCACAATCACCTACGTCACTGCTTCCGGAGAAACGCTCGCATCGTCTGAAGCGTCACTGGCGGTCGCGTCCGGCCAACTCCTTGTAGTCACATCTCCGATTGCGCCAGCACCAGCTTCGGCAATCGGCTGGAACGTATATGTTGGCACGACGACAGGCGCCGAGACCAGACAAAACGGCGCGACGCCCATCGCAATCGGCGCGAATTGGACTGAGCCCGTAAGCGGCCTCCTCGTTGGCGCGGCGCCTCCTGTCGCCAACACGACGGGCTGGACTCTCACCAGTCCCGCGACACTTAGCTTCGCAGCCGCCCCAGCGAGTGGCGCTGCGATAACTTCATCATTTGCATATGCTTTCGTATGCCGGTTCGACGATGATTCGCTCGACTTCGATCAGGTCATGTCGAACCTATGGAAGGTAGAGAGTCTGAAGTTCCGCTCGGTACGGACGTCATGAAGACCGCGACAACAGCGCTCATCAGTTTTCTCAACACAGCGCGAACGGCGCCGGATTCGCCGATTGCGTTCGCCGATTGTTTCACGTTCACTTTGTCGACCGGAGTAGTTCTCGCCTACACCAATGTCGACCAACCTGTCGTCTACAATAGCTTCACGTTCGCCGCCAATGGGCCGCTCGTGCAGGGCCTCAAATATAAGTCTGCGGTCGGTCTTGAGGTCGACAAGCAGCAGATCACAATTGCGGCGCGTCCGACAGACCTCATCAACGGCTCGCCGTTTCTCAACGCCCTGCGCGATGGAGCCATGGACGGAGCAGTCGTTCAGCGTGATCGCGTGTTCATGAGCGCACTAGGTCAACCTCCGATTGGCGGCGTAACCCTATTTCACGGCCGAGTCTCCACGGTCGACGTAGTCGGCCGGACAAGCGCAACGCTGACGATCGCCTCCGACCTGGTCGTGCTGGATTATGACATGCCGAGGAATATCTATTCGCCGACCTGTCTGCACACGCTGTACGATCTGGGCTGCGGCGTGATCCAGGGAACCTATGCGGCGAACGGATCCGTCGGCGCGGGATCGAGTGAATCGCTCATCCAATTTGCGGGCGCGCTGGCAAGCCACTCACAAGGTTCCATTGTATTTTCATCAGGCCTCAATGCAAACGTGCGGGCGACAGTGAAAAGCGTCGTCGCCGGGACATCGCTGACGCTGATCTACCCGCTCCCGTCATCTCCGTCGACCGGCGACTCGTTTACCGTGTACGCAGGCTGTGACCACACGCGAGCGACGTGCAATTCGCGCTTCTCGAACTTGGCGAATTTTCGAGGATTTCCGTTCGTGCCGCCTCCCCAAATCGCCGTTTGAGACGGCTATGATTGAAGCCGCAAGCCGCGCTGACGTTGTTGCGGCCGCACGTGACTGGTGCGGCACGCCATATCATCACATGGCTGACGTCAAGGGCCACGGTTGCGATTGCGCGATGTTGCTCGTTCGCGTGTTCTGTGACCTCGGTCTCGTCGAGCCGTTCGATCCACGCCCCTATACCCGGGACTGGCACTTGCATCGAGGCGAAGAGAGATATCTCAGCGCCCTGCTCGCGCGCTCGTACCTGGTTGAGGCGCCGCTCCCAGGTGATGTGATTTTGTTCAGGTATGGCCGCTGCTTCAGTCATGGCGGCATTGTAACCAAGCCGAAGCCTCTGACGATCGTTCATGCGTTTCATCCAGCGCGCCTCGTCTTCGAGGAGGAGATAGAGCGCAACGCGGAAATCGCGGCCCGCATACCCACCGCGAAGTTCGCAAGTTACTGGGGGCCGGCCGCTGACAAAACATGGCCGGAGTTCGCGGAATGAGCTGGTTCCGGCAAAAATCGAACAACCAGGCGCCAGATTATACAGGCCTCCAATTGCAAACAGCGGTCACCACGCTGCCGATAGCGATAGTTTGGGGCCAGAGCAAGATCGCGGCGAACGTCGTTTGGTACACGAACTTTCAGACCCATGGCGGCAACGGCAGTAGTGGCAAGGGAGGCGTGTTCGGCGGTGGAGCGTCAACCGGCTACACCTACTCCGCCGACCTCATCATGGCCCTTTGCGAGGGCCCCATATCAGGGCTAGGAACAATCTGGCGAAATCAATCGACATATACACTCGCGGAGCTCGGTCTGACCTTGTTCGACGGCTCAACGCCGCAAGCCGTCTGGAGTTATCTCGGCACGAAATGGCCTGCGCAGGCTTTGGCGTATCAGGGGACCACTTATGTCTGCGCGGCGAGCTACCAGCTAGGTTCGGCAGCTGACATCGGCAATCACAATTTCGAGGTGATCGGATTATTCGCGGGGACCGGGGTCAATGGTATCGACGCCGACCCCGCTCAGGTGATCAGCGACTTTTTGACCAACCCGCAATATGGGGCAGGCTTTTCGGCGGGGAGCATAAATGCCACAACGCTTTTTGGCTCTGGAGGGGACGCGTCGCTACAAACCTATTGCAAAGCGGTCGGCCTCGCATTCAGTCCCGCGCTGGTGAGCCAGGAGCAGGCATCGAGCGTTCTTTCGCGGTGGTTGCAAATTCTCAATTGCGGCGCGGTTTGGACAGGGGGAAAGCTCAAATTTGTCCCCTACGGAGACACAATAATCCCTTCGGGGAACGTAACCCGAAACGTTCAATCGGCGGTTCCGAATCCGGCTCAGGCCAGTTCTGGAATTACGCCGCCGCCGACCATTGTCGTCTGCGCGGCCGCGACTTTTGTCTCCGACGGCGGCGTGACATATGCGTTTACGGGGACGTCGCTCACTTATGCCGGGACGAGCGCCCCCACTTCCGCTGGCACTTACGGCATCTCACCAGCCGGCGCTTATCTATTCGCGAAAGGTGATGAGAATCAAGTTGTTTCAATCACATATACCTGCTCAGTGCCGGTTAGTTATGTCCCCAACCTTACCCCGGTATATAGTTTGAGCGATCTCGACTTCGTCGATCAAAAGGGCAACAAGGACCCGGTCGGAGCGGCTCGGCTTGATCCGTTTTCGTTACCGACGATCCAGCGCGTCGAGTGCCTCTCACGTTCCAACCAGTACGGCGCGACGCCTGTCGAAGCGCGCGACCAAAGCCAAATCGAGCTGTACGGCCCGCGTGTCGGTTCGACCATTCAGGCCCATGAAATCTGCGATGAAGTCGTTATCGGGCCAATCGTCGCACAGACGATCCTTCAGCGCGGGCTCTATGTGCGGGCCCACTTCACTTTCAAGCTCAGCTGGGAATACGGTTTGCTAGATCCTATGGACATAGTGACGATCTCAGACCAAAATCTCGGGCTCTTCAACTATCCCGTTCGGATCACTGCCATCGAAGAGGACGACAATGGGCTGTTGACTGTTACGGCGGAAGAATTGCAGGTTGGTGTTTCTTCTCCGGCTCTATATCCGAGCAATGGCCCAAACGGCTACCAAGCCAACCAGGCAGTCGCGGCGGCTCCGGTCAATACTCCCCTTATTTACGAGCCGCCGACAGCGATGACGAACGGAACGCCACAAATTTGGGTTGGCGCGTCGGGCGGCGCGGGAGGCATTGCCGATCCGAACTGGGGCGGCGCTTTTGTCTGGATTTCAATTGACAATGTCACATATTCCAATGTCGCGACAATAACCGCACCCGTCCGTCAGGGTTTCTTGACCGCTAACCTCGGGCTTGGGACCGGATGGGATATAGTCAACACGCTTTCGGTGAACCTTGCGGAAAGCGCGGGCGTGTTGACGGGTACTTCGCAGACGTCGGCGCAACAGGGATCAACAGTCTCTCTGGTCGACGGAGAACTTCTCGCCTATGAGTCGGCGACTCTCGTTAGCGGCAATTCTTATAATCTGACAGGATTGGCGCGTGAACTTTATGGAACGACCGCAGCGTCGCACGCTTCTGGCGCGGCGTTCGCCCGGCTGGACAGTGCGATCGCTACCTACACACTGCCAACAAATTTTATTGGCGCCACGCTCTATTTCAAGTTTCAGAGCTTCAACGTCTTCGGCGCGGGGGTCCAAAGCCTCTCAAGCTGCTCTGTCTACACTTACGTACCGACGGGCGAGGGTCTGTCGGATCCAATCGCGCAGCAGCTGCTTTCTGGATTCCCTCTCGACCTCGGCTCGACGAGCGTCACGGCCTCCGTCTCGGACGATTTTGGTTCCACAGTCGGCGGCGTTCTTTCCATTATCGATCTGGGGACAGCGCCTTGAGTGAGCAACTTCAACTTAGACGCAACACGGCGACTAGCATCGCGAGCTTCACCGGCGCTCAAGGCGAAGTCGTTATTGACACGACGAACAATCGCATTGTCGTCCAGGACGCATCGACCCCAGGCGGGTGGCCAGCCGCCAAGCTTAACGAGGTAGTCCCGAACGCTACCCCGTCCACAGCGGCGGTCGGCGCCAACGGATCGAGTATTCAGTTTGCATCGCTCGAGTTTCAACAATCGGGCTTGAGCGGCGCGACCGTTACGTGCTCGACGCAAATCCCGGCGAACTGCATCTTTCTCGGGATAAGCGCGCGGGTCACGACGACGATAACGGGGTGCACCACGTTCAGCATTTCCGCCACGGTCAACGGCAACTCGTACTCGTCAACCGGGCTCAATCCGGCGGCGGGATCAACCAGCTTTGGCGTTAATAATCCTCTGGCCAATTATTCGGCGGCAAACATAACCCTTACGGCAGTCGGCGGCGCGGAAAGTTTTTCGGCCGGGGCCGCGCGCCTCTCGATCCACTACATGCTTTTGACGGCTCCAACGTCCTAAGCCGGCCACGGCCTCTAACTTCCGAGATCCCTCACCATGCTGAAAAACGTCCTTCGCGCGGTGCGATCACTCGCGTTCGCTGCCGTCCTCGCCGCAGCGCCTGCGCTTGCGCAGACCTATAAAGACAGCGGCGGCACCACGGTCCCCGGCTTCGTGCCTCTCGCCGGCTGCACTGCTGGCGGGAACTGTGCGGGCCCGCTAAGCGCGTCCAATCCGCTGCCTGTCACGGGGACGTTCTCCGCCAGCCTCGGCGGGTTCACGCCGACGTCTGTTGGAACGCCCATTGCGGCCACGATATCGGGCGCGACGGGAACATTGCCGTCCGGTGCGGTCGTCGTGGCGACTAACGTCGGCACAGCCAATGGCGCCTACTGCGCGATCGGAAGCACTTCCTCAACCGCACAGCAGTATATCGGTCCAAACGGCGGCTGGTTCGCCTTCACGATCCCGACCGGCGCCACCCAAATGACGTGCGTAACGTCGACTTCGACGACAACGATCAATTTGCTCGGCGGGTCCGGTCTTGCGACTGGCGCCGTTGGCGGCGCGGGCGGAGGCGGAGGCGGGTCGTCCGCAATCACGACCTGGGCGGGTGGCACGCTGGGCGCGATGGCGAATTACGGGACATCGCCGGGCGCCGTCCTTGTGCCCGGCGTCAACGCCTCCATCACGAATGCGCCCACCGTCAATCTCGGCACACTCAATGGCGCCGCCACAGCGGCCAATCAGGTCGTGGGAAGCAACTACGGCAATCAGTCGAACTGGGTTTCCGGCTCTGGCAACGTCTCGACAGCAACGCAAACGCAGATTATCGCCGCCCCGTCCTCGAGCAAGCTCTACATCACCAACGCACAGTGCTTCCGCACAGATGCAGGCACGTCGATGGCATCTGTCACCTTCAACGATACAGCAGGAACGGTCGAAGCGCTTCCGGCGGGCGGAGGGAGCAACGTGACTTTCACGACTCCGCTC